AAGGAAACATCAGCTAAGCTGTTGCAATACTTGGTACGTAATAAGCATTGGTCTCCATTCGAGATGGTTAGTGCTTGCGTAGAGATTGAAACAACACGAGACATTGCTCGTCAAATCCTTCGTCATCGTAGCTTTGCTTTCCAAGAGTTTAGTCAACGATACGCAGTAGCTACTGAATTCGAGACCTTTGAAGCACGTCTTCAAGATCATAAGAATCGTCAGAACAGTCTATTGAACGAAGATCGTGAGCTGGAAGACTTCTGGCGTCGAGGTCAAGATCATGTATTGGAAGCTGCATTGCGTGTGTATAACGAAGCATTGCAGAACGGTATTGCCAAGGAAGTAGCACGTAAGGTGTTGCCAGAAGGCTTGACTAAGAGCCGTATGTACATGACTGGTACTCTTCGTAGTTGGATTCATTATTTGCAAGTTCGTCTTGATCCTGCAACACAGAAAGAGCATCGTGAAGTTGCAGAGCAAGTTCTAGTTGCTTTGCAGAAAGATTTCCCTAACATTCTTGAGGTATTGAAATGAAGATTGCTGTAATCCCTGACACACAAGTTAAGCCAGGTGTTGATACAAAGTATTTGGAAAACATCGGTAAGTATATTCTAGAGAAGAAACCAGACGTTATCGTTCATATGGGTGATCACTGGGATATGCCTAGTTTGAGTAGTTATGACGTAGGTAAGAAATCTTTCGAAGGTCGTCGCTATAAGCATGACATTGAAGCTGGTAACTTAGGTATGGCAGCTTTGTTGAAACCATTGACTGAGTTCAACGAACGTGCTAAGGCTAACCACAAGCCCCGTTATAGCCCTCGTAAAGTGTTCTTAATGGGAAACCATGAGAATCGTATTAATCGCGCTGTAAACAGCGATCCTAAGCTCGAAGGAACTATTGGTGTCAACGATCTTAACCTCCAAGGATGGGAGACTTATGACTTCCTTGAAGTTGCTCTTATTGGCGGTATTGCTTTCAGTCACTATTTCGTTACGGGTGTGGCAGGACGACCTGCTTCAACTGCCAACGCACAATTAAATAAGAAGCATATGAGCTGTATTGCTGGTCATCAGCAAGGTATGCAAATTGCAACCGCAGAACGTGCAGATGGTCAACGTCTTACATCTATTATTGCAGGAAGCTGCTATGAACATGATGAGGACTACTTGGGACATCAAGGTAATAAACATTGGCGTGGCTTCTTGATGCTTCACGAAGTACAAGATGGTCAGTTTGACCTCATGCCTCTCTCTCTTAACTACATCAATCAAAAGTATGCTTAACCATCAACCAAAAGGTAGCTTATGTATTAACTGTAAAAATCGTAAAAATGATTGTAGTTCTCTACCTTTTAGCTCAATGCCTGTCATTGAAACAGTTGGTGAAATTAAAATAGTATATTGTAAATTTTATAATAAAGGAAATAATGCAAGTATCTCTTCGTGACTACGTTGACTCTCTAATGTTTGAATGCCATAAGCAATCTCGTGATGCTGGTTGGTGGCATGATCTAGGCACTGGTAAATCAATTACCGAGAACCCCTTCGCTTTCAGTAATAAACTGATGCTGACAGTTTCTGAATTGTCAGAAGCTATGGAAGCTGATCGTAAAGGACTGATGGATGATAAACTTCCTCATATGGACGGCCGTGTTGTTGAACTTGCTGACGCTCTTATTCGTATTTTCGATCTGGCTGGAGCGTATAATCTCCCCCTTGGCAAGGCATTTGAAGAGAAAATGGCATACAATGCAGGACGCCATGACCACAAAATGGCAAACCGTCTGGCAATCGGTGGAAAATCTTACTAATAATAAAAGGAAATAAATGACTGAACAATCACTCCGAGCACAACTTCTCTTCCGTCGTACATATAATCGTCCCTTGAACGATGAAGGTACAGTCTTTGAAACATTTGAACAGACTATTGACCGAGTGATTGGTCATCAGAAATGGCTGTGGGAACGTGCTAAGAAAGACGAATTGTTTCCTTGGGAATTGGCTGAGCTTGAAGAGCTGCGTACTGCGATGTTGGAACGTAAGGTTCTTATGTCTGGTCGTACTCTATGGCTTGGTGGTACTGAGGTAGCACAACGTCGTGAAGCTTCTCAATTCAACTGTTCTTTTACACAAGTTGAAACTGTGTATGATACAGTGGACGTATTGTGGCTTTTGATGCAGGGTTGTGGTGTTGGCTTCCGTCCTATCGTTGGACAGCTTACAGGCTTCCAAAAGCCCATTACAGAGCTTGAAATCATTCGTTCTACTCGTACAGAGAAGGGTGGAGATCAAGACAACAAAGAGACATTTGAAGATGGTGTCTGGACTATCCGAGTTGGTGACTCAGCTGAAGCTTGGAGTAAGTCTATTGGTAAACTGATGAGTCATAAATATCCTGCTAAGAAATTGATTCTGGACTTCTCTCAGATTCGTCCAGCAGGTGAAAGGTTGAAGGGTTATGGTTGGATTAGCTCTGGTGACGCAGCTATTGCAAAAGCTTATGAAGCGATTTTTAAAATCCTTAATCGTCGTAGCGGTAGCTTGCTTACTCGTATCGACATTCTTGACATTGTTAACTGGTTGGGCACTATCCTCTCTTCTCGGCGCTCAGCTGAGATTGCTCTCTTTGAGTATGGAGAAGATGAATGGGCTGAGTTCGCAGTTGCGAAAAATGAATGGTGGGTAAACAATCCACAACGAGCACAATCTAATAACAGCTTACTGTTCAATCATCGTCCTGCTAAGAACGAGATTGCTCAGGTAATCAAGTTGATGGTTGAAGCTGGTGGTAGTGAACCTGGTTTTATTAATGGTGTTGCAGCTCGTAAACGTGCTCCTTGGTTCAAGGGTGTTAATCCTTGTGCTGAGATTCTATTGGGTAATAAGTCGTTCTGTAACTTGACGGAGGTTGATCTTGCTAAATTCCATGGTGACTCAGCAGGGTTACGAAAAGCTATTGAGCTTGCAGCCCGAGCCAATTACCGACAGACTTGTGTTGATCTTCGTGACGGAATTCTCCAAGAAGCATGGCACCTCAATAACGAATTCCTTAGGTTGTGTGGAGTGGGGATTACGGGTCTTGTCCGACGACCAGATCTCTCTGCATATGATTACGCAGAATTACAACGAACTGCTGTTGCAGGAGCTTACGCAATGGCTGACCAGCTTGGGCTTCCACGTCCTAAGAACGTCACAACAATCAAACCATCGGGTACACTTTCTAAAGTTATGGATACAACCGAAGGTGTACACAAACCCCTCGGTAAATACATCTTTAACAATGTAACGTATGGTAAGTTCGATCCTTTGGTTCCTCTGTGTCGTGCAGCTGGATACAAAGTGGTTGATCATCCTATTGACCCAAGTGCTGTATTGATTACGTTCCCAGTTAAATGGGATGACGTACCATTCGATAAGTTTGAGAAAGACGGTATCGTAATGGAAGTTAATACTGAGAGCGCTGTGTCACAACTCGAACGATACAAGATGTTGATGCAGAATTGGTGTCAACAGAACGTATCGGCAACTATTAGCTATTCTCCAGAGGAAGCAGATGCAATTGTGGAATGGTTACATGATAATTGGGATAATTATGTCGGAGTATCTTTCCTATTTCGGGCAGACCCCACAAAGTCTGCAAAAGATCTTGGATATAGTTACCTTCCCCAAGCAGTCGTAACAAAAGAAGAATACGATGCGTATGTGGTTAATCTTCAACCGATTGATCTGAACGCATCTAATGACATTGACGCTGATCTGGAAGATGATTGTCTGACTGGTCACTGTCCAATTCGTTAAGGAAAACATGGAAGATATTACAGTTTATACTCAACCTAATTGCCCTGGCTGTATTACAGCTAAGGCAACTCTTCGTCAACAAGGTAAGCTATTTACAGAGATTGAAATTGGTAAAGATATTTCAGCCTCTGAGTTTAAAGAGCTTCATCCAGGTGTACGAACTGTCCCGTTTATTTATATTAAAACAAAATAAATAGGCAATAAAAAACCCCCAAGGATTACTCCAAGGGGGTTATTTTTTATCGTTCGTACTCAAGAATGATCTGTTTACACAAATCACTACGAACAATATCAGCAGGGAAAAATTCCACTGTCTCAATACTAGGAATGAATTGTAGTCGCTTAATAGTAGACATAAG